ATACGGAGTAATACATGAGTTCAATAGTTATACAAGGCGATACCTCAGGAAGCATAACAGTAGAAGCACCTAGCGTTGCGGGTACTCATACCTTAACACTACCTAAAGCTACAGGTAACATAGCCACAGATGCTACTGTTGGGTTAGGTATGAAGAATCGTATCATTAATGGTGATATGAGGATTGCCCAACGAGGAACAGGAACTGTAAATCCAAATGGAGCATATGTTTATTCTGTAGATAGAACTGCTGTTTATACACCAACATCAGGCATAATTACTGCTGGACAATCTACAACATCACCAGACAATTTTACTCATTCATTTCTTGTAACCTCAACAACTACAACATCAGTTGGTGCTGGTGATATTAATATCATTTCTCATAGAATAGAGGGTAATAATATTGCAGATTTAGGTTGGGGAACATCTGCTGCTAAAACAGTAACTTTATCTTTTTGGGTTCGTTCTAGTTTAACAGGCACTTTTGGGGGTGCTTTTAAAAATAACGCATACAATAGAAACTATTTATTTGAATATACAATCTCATCTGCTAACACTTGGGAAAAGAAAACAATTACTGTAACTGGAGATACTACTGGTACATGGAATACAGATAATAATAGTGGAATTCAAATAGTGTGGAGTTTAGGAACTGGCTCTACATATTCTACAACTGCTGGGTCTTGGGTAGCTGGTCAATATTTTAATGCAACAGGAAGCGTTAACCTTGTTGCTACATCAGGAGCAACCTTCTACATCACAGGGGTTCAACTAGAAAAAGGTGAAAACGCTACACCCTTTGAAAACAGAATGTATAGCCAAGAGTTAGCTATGTGTCAGAGGTATTTTTACAAGGTAGACGGTTCTAATGGGCTTAGTACTATTGGTGCTGGTATGTCCGTGTCGACAACGGATGGTCGTATAGCGGTTCAATACCCCGTTAAAATGAGGGCTTCGCCAACTACTACCTTTGGAGGTACTTTGTATCTAATTAATACAGTGGGTTCGGGAATTGTGGTTACCTCTATTGCTGCCAATTATGGTGGAGCACAGGGTGCAATGATAAGCTTTGGAGTTGCATCAGGGCTTACGGCTGGAGCAGGACAGGTTCTATTTACAGACAGTGGGGCCAGCAATTACTTTCAAGCAAGTGCGGAGTTATAATTATGGAATATAAACTATCACCAAAATTTATGAATAATCAAACAAGTATAATTCGTTTATCTGATGGTGCTTGTATTCCTATAGACCCAGCTAACACAGACTACCAAGAATACCTAGAATGGTTAGCAGAAGGTAACACACCAGAGCCAGCGGACGAATAGCATGACACCACATGAAGAATTAATGGCCCATGAAAAGCTTTGTGCTGAGAGATATAGCACAATACACAAGCGCCTAGATCGCATCGAGACGATGCTTAACAAACTGATATGGGGAATCATGGCTGGCTTCGGTGCTATCGTGGTAGCCGTAGTCATGTCAACATTACATTTATAATGGAGGAAGAACATGGACATTCTAATGGCGGGACTATTCATCATCATACTAGTAGTGATGGTAGCGTGGATGGCAGAGACACACGAGCTGATATGGAAGTGGATCAAGACACAAGTCGTAAGCCTATACCACTTAGTCAACGCATTATTACAGATTGTTGTTAAGAAAGTGTGGTCTTGGCTAACAGGTTGGATGAAGTAAGATTATGTTACAGGCCATACTACCACTCATAGGAACTGTACTTGATCGAGTCATTCCAGATAAAAATGGCGCAGAGAAAGCTAAACAAGAAATAGAAAAGACGCTGATTGATAATGCTGTACAACTCAATTTAGCGCAAGCAGAAACTAATAAGATAGAAGCAGCTCATCGATCTGTATGGGTGGCTGGTTGGAGACCATGCTTAGGTTGGGTAGCAGCACTAGGTTTTGCATGGGTATTTTTATTACAACCTATTGCACAATGGCTAGTCTTACTGACAGGCCATGAGATTCCACTTCCTGATTTCCAAACAGAAGCATTACTAGAACTTACTTTTGCTATGCTAGGCTTGGCTGGATTAAGAACATATGAGAAGCAGAAAGGTCTGACACATTAGTGCAGCTCTCTGAGCATTTCCATCTTGACGAGTTTACCAAGTCACAAATAGCAGCACGCTTGGGATTCGATAACACCCCAAGTCCTGAGATCATAGAGAACTTAAAGAGGACTGCACATGGAATGGAACTCGTTAGGGCTAGGTTGGGCGGACTACCTATTATTATATCTAGTGGCTATAGGTGCTTATCTGTCAACCGTACCCTTGGTAGTAAAGATTCAAGTTACCACGTTTTCGGTCTCGGAGTTGATTTCACTTGCAGTAAGTTTGGGAGTGTTGACGATGTCTTTGTGGATTTGGTTGGGTCTTCCATAGAATATGACAAGCTCATCATTGAATACAATTCCTGGATTCATATTCAATTTCCTAAAGACGGTGAAGAACCTCGAAGACAATCCTATGTGATTGATAAATCAGGTATATCTATTTACAAGCCATAGATATATGATATCCTTATAGGGTAAAACTTATGTGAGGATACGTATGACCAAATATAAATCGGTACTTGTTATATCAGACCTCCACATCCCTTACCATCACAGAGATGCATTCAAATTTCTAACGGCACTTAAAAATAAATATAAGCCTGACCTCGTGGTTAACATTGGCGATGAGTTAGATCAGCATGCCATCAGCATGCATGATCATAATCCTGATCTGATGTCAGCCGGGGATGAGTTGAAATCGTCTCGTGTCTATGTCAAAGAGTTAGAAAAAATTTTTCCTAAGATGATCCTAGTACACTCCAACCACTCCTCCTTAGTCTTTAGACGTGCGTTGAAGTATGGATTACCAAAGGAATATCTACGCTCTTACAATGAATATCTGAATGTCGGCAAAGGTTGGCAATGGGTTGATGACCTACGTATTACCTTGTCTGATAATTCACGATGCTTCTTTACCCATGGGCTTGCCGCAGATGTATTACGTGTGGCCCAGCAGTATGGTATGAACACCGTCCAGGGTCATTACCATACTAAATTCTCTATCGGCTATTACTCTAACCCGGATGCATTGATCTGGGGTATGCAAGTAGGTAGTCTTATCAATCAGAAGTCACTTGCATTTGAGTATGCTAAGAACTTTAAAACAAGATTCATCGTTGGTTGTGGTATGATAATAGAAGGACAACCAAAACTAATGCCAATGGTATTAAAGGACGGTGGAGATTGGATAGGGAAGATAGTATAGATGTAGATTTCATAACTGAGGCTGATGAGAATCAGGCTAAGTTACTTGACACATTGGTTGGCAAGAAGATTTGGAACATCGAGTTTCTAGAATCCGACAGCCAATCAATGATCAAGATTATATTTTCAGACAAAGAAGATCATTTTCTTATTATCCATTGTGATGGCGCTGATCTTTATCTAGTCGAGCCGAAGCCTGACAAGGTACATTAATCATGCTGCATTATGTTTTGCTCATTGTGATGGGTAATGAACCACAATACGTTGGAACTTTCCTTGATTGTGAAGTCGCACATGCTTATGCCGAACAACATTTCCTTCCTGAACTACGTACGATCTGTATGCACGAAGACTTTATTAACTTACCCAAAGATTTTAAACACGAATATAAGTACATTGATCATAATCGTCCTGTTTTGTACGTTCAATCTAAAAAATGACCTCGTATAACGCTCGTGGTGAGGCGATCTCAATGCGTCCTAGGGTAAGGTATAGGTAAAATGTAAAGTCCTCATGGTGAGGCTTGTGCGTGCTTAGAACGGTGGTTCACCATGTATGGCAGTAAATTCTTCATTGGTTAGAGGTTTTATCTCTACAATCTGACAATCAGGTCTAATTCTTACGAACTCTTCTGCTAAATCATAGGTTGAAAAAGATCGAAGGCTATCGCCAAAGCCATCGAATACAACATAGTGGTGATCAGGATATATCATTAGTCTTAACTCATACAAATCTTGATTCATTTTATCCCTAAAATTTTTATCATACAATCTTGACAAACACTATTAATAGGAGACAGGTTATGTGGACAACACCATCAGCTACTGAAATGCGTTTCGGTTTCGAAGTTACAATGTACGTATGCAATAAATAATAAAGGGCCTTTCGGCCCTCTATTTTTTTTAAAAGAATCCAACCTTTTGAGAACGAGATACTTTGAAATTATAAATATCTCGTATCGCATTGAAGTAAGTTTCCTTATCCCCTGTCTTAGGTATCATATGTGATTGACACTTTAACTTCTGTATCATTCTTTTGTGATCATAATCAGGATGATAAAACAACTCAATCATGCAACTTAAAAAATTACTAGCCTTATAGTTAGGATAATAATTACCAATCTCGTCCAGTCTTTTGGCATTCTCCAATGCACGTTCATAGTTTTTAATCTTAAAGTCACCTGATTTAAACATACGTCCATGCTCACCAGAACGTTGACGGCTATCACTCAGTAAAGAAATACAAATACTATAATTATATCCAGTCTTATTCATGAACTCTCTAAACTTTAGATACTCCGGATGTCCAAGCTCACAGAATGAATGCAACCTGTCATTGTTATTCCAATTGGCCGTGTTCTCATTTAGTCTACGCACTTCATCTAAATCAAGGTTATTGATTTGCATAAAGTACACTTCTTTTTTAAGTACTTTAGCTGCTTCAAACCTATGTTGGCCATCAATAATTTGTTTCTTTTTATTAACGATGATCGGAATAGGAATATACTTTTCCTTCATAGATTTAAGTAACCTTCTAAAGTTAGCTTTGTTAATATTGCGGTTACCATTAATGTAAGTAAACGCATTGTAATCATTTGTTACATATACATCATTTGCTTTTTTCATACTAAACTCCCTTATTATCTTGGTGAATCATATCTTCTACGATAGGTTTCGTTTTTATTACGTAGTCTTAAAATGCGAGACCTAAACGAACACTTTTCGTACCCTAAAATACTTAGACATACATCAAAGATTTCATTGTCTTCAAATAAAAACTTTTCTGCATCTTGTCTTAACTTAGGTGAAATACTTGATGCTAAGTATTCCACAATAGCATTTTCTAAAATGCCTAACACTAACCTACCGCGCCAATCATCTAAGCTGTAACTTTTACGATAGGTTTTGCGTATGCATTCAGGATCAACTTCATAATTAAATGCACCTTGTTTTAATGTAGTCATTACAATCCTTTCACGGCATCATGAAATGCATTTTTGATTGCGACTTTATTTGCACCTAACAATGTAGCTACTGTACCTTTGTTAGCTTCAGCAAAAGCCATAATCTTTTTTAACTTTTCCTTGCCATCCCATTGCTCGACAGCAAGAACCTCTTTAAGTACCTTTTTGTATCGATCTACGTACTGATATTCATCTGCAAAGTCCGTAGGTTCACGCCCCGGCAGAGTCAGGGTAAAGACTTTTTTGATACAGGCGCTGCCTCACGTACTTTTTCAGCCATAGACTTAGTCGCTTGATTGCCATCATCATCCTCAGCCGGTACACCCAAGAATGTCATGATTGAATATCTACGACTGTAAGTTAAAGCAGAGCCATACCCTTGTGGATCTTGTTTAGCAGCGGGTACATGTAAAATGCCACCACTTAAACTTTCACCACTTTCATGGATCAATATGGTTTCAATACGAATACCACTCTCACAATCATGAGTGCGTTGAGTGAGTGCAATGCCATTGTTATGTAATGCATCAATTACCGCTTCAATACATCCATCAAGTGCCACATATTTACTTCTAAAATGTGGATTGGTTGCCGTCTTTAAGGCTGGGCCAAATTCCTTTTGTGCTTTAAGTAATGCCTTAGCAATCACCGAAATTGTTGTTGTCATCTTGACCTCCAAAATAAAGTTTAATTAAATCCTGTCTGCCCTCTCTTGAACTGACATGTTCATAGATAAGCTTTAAGAATTGCTGATTTTTTTGTTGCTTCTTTGCTTGTTTTAATAGGTAACTATCAATAAAACTATCACCGTATTGATCACCACCTAAGTTATTGATATCACTCATTTAAATCCTCCCTATCTCTGATTTTAAGTTTAGATTGACGGACTGTACGTGCGGGTTTTGCGGGCGTGATACGTTCAGGCGTGGCTTTGTAATTAATACTATTCCATAGCACTTCGTATCTCCCCATGATTGCACGTTCATGGTCTCGCATTTGATCCATAATGATTGTTTGCATGTCATCTATTTTCTTGGCACGATCTGTAATCTCATCACGCCAAGTCAATATCTTTTCTGCAATGTCTTCCATCGTAGGCAATTCAATGGTGCTTTTATAAGCCACATTAAATACCCTTGATGCTTCATCAGAATTCTGACTTTCATACCAATCAATTTCATCATTGGTTAGATACTTATCAATCCTTTTCTGAAAGTCCATGATGGCTTCATGGATTTCACCGATGACTTCATCATCCCTCTGATAAACAAACAGACGTAGTGTTGTGCCTTTATATAACACACACACGACACCGACTTCAGCATGGGTAATATCCATCTGCATTTGCAATTGCAATGGCCCACGATAGAGTGGCAATTGATCTGCACTTTCCACCTCATGAGCGGTCAATTTAGATTCAAGGATAATGTTGCCGCTTAACTTAATCTTGTCAGCGTTAACACATATGATCCCCCTTTCTAAATCAGTCATGATCTCTTGATCAT